GAAAACACGCGTTTGAACATGGTTGGCTTCGGCGATCCGAGAGTGGATGCAGGGTTGAGTTGGAAATTAGAGCATGGTAAGACACGTGCAATTTACAGCTGTGATAGTCGTTCGTATTTTACGTTTGATTACCTGCTTGGGCCGGTTGAACGGACTTGGAGAAATAAGTCAGTTCTACTAAACCCGGGCATGGTGAGAGAGGACAAGTTATACGAGCGGCTCGGACAACAAGATGGAGTCCGGTTGATGCTAGACTACGATGATTTCAACAGTCAGCACACAATCGAGGCGATGCAAGCGGTAATCGAGCTTGCTTGTGAAGGCGCCCCGCCAGAAGTTTTGGCATGGGCACTAAAGAGTTTTGAGGAGATGTATGTTCACTATGTGGTGGACGGGGTCATGCATGTTGACAGGATGGTAGGTACTCTACCCTCAGGCCATCGTGCTACCTCGTTTATCAACACGATCTTGAACGCGGCGTACATTGAATCATTGTTAAGCTTAGAGGAGGCAACGGAATCTATGCACACTGGAGACGACATAATTATGGTCGGTAGTGTTGATTTCGTCGAGAAAGTGTTGCGGGCGGTGACTAATTCGCGTTTACGGGCGAATAAGTCGAAGCAAGGCGTTGGTGACAACGGGGAGTTCTTACGGGCGAGTTTCACTCGTCACGAAGCCCGTGGTTATCCAGCGCGTGCTATATCGTCGCTAGTCTCTGGGAATTGGGTTACAGAAACCGCTGGCAGTGCTGCGGATTATGTCAACGCTATCTTGGAGGGTATTTGGAACGTAACTGTGCGAAGTGGAAAACGTGATTTCGGTCTGGCGTTGCTGGACACGATGCGACGTCGGGTGCCTATCTTGGGCATCTATACGCCGGCCGTTTGCCACCTAAAGATGAGCGTGAATGGGTCTCCAGTAATGGCTAAGGTCGGCTGGAAAGGAGAATTTTTGATTCTCAAGCAATCTTTTAGAGCGGTTGAAAGGAGCAGAGTGCGGAAATCATACGCTACTCAAGACTTCTTAGAGAAGTTCGTCGACTTTGAAAAAGCGGCAAGGCTTGGCGTCAAACTCGGGTCTTTGAGGCGGCTGATGCAGGATGCATCATATGCTCCCTCGAAGGTTTCGATGGGTGGTGTCGAGCTGACGAATGCATGGGCAGAGGAGCCTGTGGTCGTCAACACGTCGTACAAGCAGTCCGGAGCGGCATCGCGGACTGGGGGGATGTTAGATTTTCTTTCGATATGGGCAACCACACCGGAGGAGAGGGCGTGCCTGAGGTTACTAGAAGCAGTAACTGAAGCGCGACCAAAGCAAGTGTATCCAGTGTTCAATGAAGGGACGCTGCCGTATGCTACTCTAATGTCCTTCAAATCGAGTTTGAGTTGTGCCCTCTCACTCTCGAC